TGTGACGAGTGCGAACTGCGACCCCCACGGCCCGTACCCCCACGTACCTGCCCCCCAGGAGCCAGGCTGCACCGTGCGTAGAGAAAAAGACTCGGTGAATGCGCTTGCACCGTTTGAGACGGCCCCAAAAAACCCCTGTGTAGCTGCAAAACCGGGCTGCCCTTGCACTGCCTCTGAGGTGCTTCTGAAAAACGCAGGGGCGCTCAGTACTGCCTCTTGAGCCCCGATGCTATCGGACGTCAGCGGCAGGTACAGGCTGCTACCGGCGACAGCGGTTGTCGCCGAGGCTCCGTCCCCGACAAGCTGGGTTCCACTGATCCCAGCGCCCGCTGAGCTGCTCGCCTGTACCCCTTCTACCGCCCCCAGCGAAAAAGCACTTTGCGTTTGCAAGCCGGATACCGCTGCGGCGTCTTCGGACACCGCGGCAGCAAAAAGACCAAAGCCTGTACCCCAACTGCGCGCGCTCCACGCGCCAGAACCCCACGAACCTACCTCGGGGCCGAACCACTCGGCGGCCAGTAAGAAAGACGCTTGCGGCTGGTCCCAAGTATCAGAGCCCCCCCTAAGACCTTTCGGTAGGTCTAGCTGCGGTTGCTCGAGAAGCATGACTTACCCGTGAACGATCTTGCCGCCGCCGCGTAGCGTGCCGCTGCTGGTGGTGCTGGGCACCACCGTGAATTGCAGGCACGAACCATTGGGCACGCCAGACAGGCCTAGCTGCGCCCAGTCGTAGATTTCGCTTTTGTTGGCCAGTAACGTGGGCAGGTACGCGCGGGGGCGCGTGAACGTGAAGCCGAAGTTGCCAGCGGTGCCCGTGCTGGCTGACAGCTGCACGCTGTTGATGCGCTTGATGTTCAGGCCTTGCTGGCCGGTGGTGCGCAGCGCGTCCAGGCTGAACATGTGGCCTGCGCGGATGGTTCCACCCACGGCCTGCACGTTCAGGTTGCCACTGCTGTTGTCGTTGAACGTGACGTTGATGGTGGCGTTCGAAGCCGTGGCGCCACCGTCAGTATAAACCTCCAGCCAGGTCTGCACGTCACCAAACGTCGCGTCGCCCCGGCGCTCAGCGGGCACCGAAAGCGCTTCAAGGTTAAGCGGGAGGTTGGTGGTTTGCGCCGTGGTGACGTTGAGCACCAGGCCGCCGCAGTGCGCCAGCCGGTCGTGGATTTCCCAAGACATGGCCGAGTTGCTGGCCAGCACCGCCATCTGCGCCAGGTAGCTGGTGGCCGGCGCGGTTTGCTGGGTGAACTGCACGCCGCCGGTGGTGGCGTCGGTGCACAGCGCGGCCGCGGTCGGAATGGCGCCTTGCGCGGGCTGCCCCGTGGCCCGCCACAGCGAGCACATGCGCCCGGCCACCTGGTTGGCCAGGCTGGCCTTGTCAAGCACGATGCGGCTGCTGTTGTTCGCCAGCGCGTTTATAAGCTGGTCTCGGGTGGTGATGGTCATTACACCTGCGCGTCAGACGCGTCCGCAAGCACGGCTTCTGCGAACCAGCGGCTCTGCTCCGCACCTTCTGCATCTGTCCAGTTGATCAGGTACTCGATCTCGCCTTCTTCGGACAGGCGCATTTTCTGCACCGGACCCTGCGGCTGAACAGACTGCAAACGGACCTGCTGCCCGACTTTGAACTTGGTGGCCATGTCGATTCCTTTCAGACAGCGTCAAGGCTGAACGAGTACGTGAGCGTCAGGGTGTCCCCGTTCGTGACCGCGCGGTCCCCCGGGGCTGCGAAGTCGGCCGCGGAGAACAAAATGCCCGTGCTCCCGCCCTTGGTGCTGTTGGAGATCAAGAAGGCCCCGCCGATCGTGGCAGTTCCGTTGATGTTGAACACGGCGGGCGAAGCAGTGTTAGATACCACCGAGGGGTCTGCCGTGGAAGCGGCCGCAAAAGCACACGCAGGACGAGTTGCGTTGCTGTACGCAGTGACTTCCGTCCACCCTGCGTGAGAAGCAGCAGTGTCTGCCGCGGCGGGGTTATTCGAGGCGCCAGCGCCGTACACGCCCAGGTACCACGCGGCTGTATAGCCGGAGCCCAGAAAGTACTTGTCGTTCATGTCCTTGAGGCCGACGTTGACGACAATGTTGAGCGTCTCCGTGGACCATTTTAGCGCGCCGTCTGCACCTCGACACTCAATTGCGTAGGTGCCCCCCGCTTTGACTTTGTCTGTGCCCACTGCACTGCGGCCAACGGCCCCGGTCACTGCGTCAGCAGCTTTGCTTTTGTCCATCATTTCAGGCTCCTATCGAACAGGGTTTCGCACCTGCCCGGTGCGGTAGGTGTCTTGGCGAAGTTTGGCGTCTGACAACTGCTTGAGATCGGCCAGTGCCGAGTCGAACATTTTGCCGTACAAAGTTACCACATCGGCATCCATTTGCAAGAATCGCGCTGCTTCCAGACACATGCCGTTGAACAGCACTGCGTCTGCCGTCTCCCCCAGCCAACTGGTGCCGGCCGTCACGATCGACTCGGGGTAGCGCGCGAAATGGAGCTCGACGTTGTAGTTCACATCGGGCGTTGGGCCCAGGATGAACGTGTCTGCATCGAATTGGGCGTAGGCCTTGGGCTGCCCGGTTACGGGCGGGGATGGGTACGCCTCGCGGATGTAGTTGACGTCTTTGTTCAGCAGGAACTCGTGACTGCCGTCGGGTCGAATGACGGCCAGCGAGAAAACGTACAGGAAGTTCGAAGGCGCTGACAAGTACGGGTTGCTTGGCGTTACGCTACCGATCTCGTTCGCGCGCAGCACGGGCGGCTGCACCGTGCTGTACACCTTCTGTTCCGTCTGGCGGCAGAAATTGGCGAGCTGCTCCGCGGAGAACTCGTTTTCAACGGTCTCCTGCACCCTGGCAGTGAGTTCGGCGTAGTTCATCAGTCGTGCGAGAAGCGAGTGCCCTTAACCGCCACCCCGCCGCCGCGCGCGACCATACCGCCTTTGCTGAAGGTCTTGGTCTTCGGGGCACCTGGGTGCAGCTTGGACTCGTGCTTGTTGACGGCCTTCTTGACCATCGCCTTGTCCTGCTTCATGTCGGACTTCGCGGTTTCTTTCATTTTCAACTCCTTCAAGATACGGGGGGATCAGGTAAAGGTGCAGGTGCAGGTGCAGGCAAGCGAGACGCGGTCAGTGCTGGGTCGGGACGTGGGCTGCGCAGTGCTTGCGGGTCGTCGACAGGAGTGCTGCCAAGCCAGTTCTGTGGGTGGTCGGGGTCGTGGCAGCTGGGGCACGCCTTGACGCCTGTAGGGCGGCCGCGAACAAAGTTTTCCCGCAGCTCGGCTAGCTGATAGCGGAACCCGCACACATCACAGAACCCGTGCGCGCGCTTGCCGGAGGCGAAACGCGGGCCGCTCACACGTACCCCTGGTACGGCACCAGCCGCAAAGAAGCCTTCTCACGGTCCTCGTCCATGGCCATCTGCATGGTCTCGTCGTATACCGCCTTAAGCGCGCCCATGCGTTCCATACCCCCGGGCAACTTCATGCTGAGGTAGTAGGCCAGCCCGGCCACCATGGCGGGCAGGAAGCGGAAGGGAAGGTCCTGTGTGTTGACCCCGCTGCCGGAGTCCTGGATGCGCCGCAGGCGCCAGTAGACGAAGGTGTATGGCACGCTGGTGTCGGGGACAGGCCAGAACGTCACCTGGGGCGTGATCGATCGCTGCACGAACATCTGCAGGGGGCGCCCCGACACCGTCTTGTTCGGGATCGACTGGTACGTCGGCATCGCAATGCGCGAGATGACCAGATCCGTCTGCGTAACGCCCGCACCGGTGCGAATGACCGCATCCATGATGTCGACGCTGTCTTCAGGCAAGGCGTACGCCGCGGTGCCGGGCACCAGCGAGATCGACTGCTGCTCGAAAGTCCACATGTTCAAGCCGCGGTTGGCCCAGTCCGCGAACAGCAGGTTCAGGCTGCGCCGCGCCGTCTTGAAGTCATACCCCGTACGCAGCTCGTAGCCACACCGCTCCGCCGCCTCTTCGAGGATCTCGGAGAGGTCGAGGTTGAATGCGGAGGTTCCAGAGGTGGCCATGGGTTACTTCTTCTTGGCGAAGGGCTTGGCCATCTTGCCGAACGGGTTCGGCTTCTTGCCGGCCGCCTTCTTCTTGTCGCCGGGCTTGCCCTTCAGCATGAAGGCAGGGAGTTCTTTTTTGGTGGCCATTTACGTCCTCTATAAACCGATTTGTATTCCGATGGACATCCGGCTCGAGCTTCCTTGCCCGGCAGCAGGCGGGGCTGTCGTTGTGAACTGCCCCGATGATACGACGGTTGAGGTATTTCCGGCAGCGTCCACCTGCACGAAGTGATGGTAGTAGGCTGTCTCCGCCGTCAACCCCGGTGTGTATACGTTCTGCACACCGGCGGCCACCACGCTCTGCGACAGCCCTGCTTGCACTGTCGCCTCTAGCTCGACCGCATTGATCGTCGTGACCCAGTACAGCGTGCCGTTGGCTTCATCCGTAGTGATCGTGCCGGCCCCTGCAGCGGAGCCCACCGCAACCCCCGTAGGGGCGCTAAGAATAGGGGCGGTCTCGTCCGGAGGATCCGTCTGCGTGATAGAAGGCGCAAACACCACCGCCGCACTACTCAGCAAAGGGATTGTGAGCATTTGATTTCCAGGAGGCCCTTGTGTTATCGAAGGCGCAAACGGGCTTGCCGCGCTGTCGAGCAGGGGGAATGTAAGCGACACCCCTCCAATAGTTATCCCCGGGGCGAGAAGAACCGCTGCGCTGTCGAGCAGGGGGAATGTAAGCGACACCGCCCCCGTAGTGATCCCCGGCACAAACAGGGCCGCACTGTTGTCCAGCAGCGGAAGTGATACCGCCTGGGTACCCGGGGCGATCTGCACCACTGTAGGCGCGAACAGCAGGGCACTGTTGTCGAGCAGTGGAGGTGTGAGCGCCACTGCGCCCGTGGTGACTGCGGGGGCGAACAGGGCCGCACTGTTGTCGAGCAGTGGAGGTGTGAGCGTTAGCGCGCCCGTACTGTCTGCGCCGGTATCGAACGCTCTTGCATCAAAGGCCCCGTCATCAAATGCGAATTCTTCCGCACCCCCTGTGTCGAACGCTCCTGCGTCAAAAACCGCGTCCTCAAAAGCAAACTCTTCTGTGCCCGCGAGGTTGCTAACTGCAGGCGCGAACAGTACCGCTGCGCTGTCGAGAAGCGGGGGTGTGACCGGCACCGAACCCGTGGTGACTGCTGGTGCGAACAGGACTGCCGTGCTGTCGAGCAACGGAGGCGTTAGCACCAGTGCCCCGCCACCAGCGTCAGGCGTGTAAATCTGCCACGGGTTTGCAGCAAGATCGGCAATCTCGGTAGCCGTCTTGGCCGTCGAGTAAGCCTGGGCAGAAAGAATCTTCGCCCCGATGGTGCTTTGATCCCCGTTGCCGATCTTGTTGAAGAACTCAACCCGGTCAAACTCAAGGGCGTTACCCAGGGAGCCGTTCGCGCTGGTGCTTATCAGAAAGCCGTCGAGGTATTGTCTGACATCAGCCCCGATGGTGATGGCGTAGTGGTAAAGGACATCTGGCCCAGGTGCTGCGGTCCCTGATTCACGGTCTGCCGCATAAGGGCGGGCATCAACACCAAGGTTGCTGGTAGAGAAAATGCGGTTTGCAAGGTGGATGCGGTTCGCACTGGATGTGCCAACAATGCCAAATGCGACCTCATACGCATTGGCTGGCGTCGGAGAACTGAACGCCATCGCCAGCGTCCACTCGCTGGATGTGACTGGAGCGGCGAGGTTGGTTAGGGCGTTTGCGTCCGAATAGTCGGTGGTGGTCGCGCTCGCAGCGATGCCTTCCGCAATTGTCAGCGGCGTGGTGTTGCGAGCAACGCCGGTCCCGTAGGTGTCCGCACCACTGAATGCGAAGAACAGCCCCGCGGCCAGCGGGTTGCCTGTGTCGATGGGCGTGTCAGGTGGCGGCTGGATCGTCCACGGCGTGCCGCCTGCCGGTTGACTGACTGCTGGCGCGAACAGTACCGCTGCGCTGTCGAGAAGCGGGGGTGTGACCGGCACCGAACCCGTGGTGACTGCTGGTGCGAACAGGACTGCCGTGCTGTCGAGCAACGGAGGCGTGAGCGATGTGGAAGCAGCAGTGACTGTCAGCGCAGCAGGATTGCTGGTGACGGACCCTGCGGCGTTGGTGTCGGTGAAGCGGTACTGATTGCCGTTGTCAATCAGCGCCAGCGCAGGCGTGGTGTAGTTGGTCCCGGTTGCGCCTGGAATCGCTGTCCACGTCGCCCCACCGACTTCTGATGCCTGCCACTCGTCGCCCGTGTTGAAAAATCCGTAACCGCCCGGCTGACCTGTGGTGTAAGTGCCGTCGGTCACGCTGCCCACCACTACGCCGTTTTGAGTCAGGCCGATGGTCGAACCAATCGCCCGCAAACCTATACGGTCACCGGAAACCAGCGTCAGACCCGTAATGTTTGCAAGGCCAGTCAGCGACCCGCCGCCATTGCTCCGATAAATCTGAACGAATACGGCTTCGGTTTCGTTGGTACAGATATAGCCAGACCCGTCTGCCTGAATCCGCACACCGCCGCCGCAGTGCGTGTCGCCAGGATTCCCAATAACAAAAGAGGCTTCTTGATCTGCCGCAAATGTTTGGCCTTCGTACCTCACAACCGTGTCAGCCGATCCGAACGAGATGGCGTTTGAAGAGATTGAAGCCGAACCTATCGGGGTCGTCCAGTTGGCTCCAAGCGGGCCATCGGCTCGGTTGAAGTCGTCTGATGCAGTGACTGGCGGCGCTCCTGTGCCCAAAACCTGCCATTGACGGGCGGCAACCGGGTCGCCGTTCGGTGCGCTGGCCGTAAACGTGGCTGTAGCACCTACTGCCGCGCTTTGATCCGTTGGCTGGGTGCCGATGGTAGGCGCTACGGGGACAAACCCCTCGCGGATGCGCAGGAAGCCCGCAACACCAGAAGCCGATGCGCTGAGAGTGGCCGAATAGGTCGGGGCGGATGTACCGCTTCCCGTCATCGTTGCAGTCTCGACAACGTGCCTATGATCGTTTCCGCTCGTAACAGCCGCGCTGGCACGGTTTGTTCTTGTGAACGTCAGTCCAGACGCCGTGAGTGACTGAGCCGAGTGCGTGGCGCTGTCTACGTCGGTTGCAATCGCGTACAGCAGCAGATCGCCTGCCGCCATGTCAATGGCAGAAGAGCCAGTAACCGAAAACGTGGTAGCACGGGTGGTGTCTGCGCCCGTGCTGA